GTCCGCTCCCCGCGCGAGATAACCGGCTTAACCTTATAGCCGATATCGATACGCGGATCACAACTGAACGCCTCACGGGGTTCAGTTTGCGCAGACATGTGCCAGTGGATATAACCAGCGTGCTGGTCGAAACCCACTTCACGTGTCCGAGGCACCAGGTGCTTCTGGGGTGAATCCCCAGTAACAAGTGCACTCGGATCAGACGGATCGATGCCGCCCCATAGCTTTTTAGGGACGAATTTCATCCATTTGAGCCAGAGTATGTACAGCTCCTGATCAAGGAAGCCGCCCCATCCACGGCCTGACCACTCAAGTAGGTGGTTCAGGTGGTTGATGAGATCTGGCAGTGTCTGCACTTCCCTCCTAATATAGAAAGGAGTGACGTCAAAGCCCCTGTAGTAATGTTTCCCACAGGACTCACGGAAAGGATCTTTCGACCCCCAATGAGTCTTTTTCGGATTCATCTTGAACCCTAGGAAGGAGAACAGCCTCCTCTGTCGTCTCACGACGGTAGAGGGCATGATGATATCATCACCATACACAGAGATACGACCTTTGATCGGGTGCCTCCGAGTACCAGACAGCTTGCAGACTGTGCGAGTGATCGCCCAGAATAGCAGACTTTCTAACTCGAAGGTAAATCCGTTTCCCATCGACGAAAACATCTCGAGCTCATGCTCGTGATCGTCGACGATAGCGGACTTAACCCTTAGGTCGTCCAGCAAGGACCACCAGTCAAACGGCAGAAACTCGAAAACGAGTTGCCGAGTGATGGAATCCGAGGCTGAGCTAAGATCAACTGTCGCTAGACCTTCGCCCCACGCTATTCGCGCAAGGTTCTGGTTTCGGGTCTGATCACGGAGATCAATCCCTACGTTGCGAAGTCTGTTGCGGATGTAAATCCCAACGGATCTTTGGAGCAGCATATTGCCTTCTGGCTCTTTACAAGCCACGCGGTCAATATCTGACTTCTTCGGAACGGTGAAGAGTTCTGATCTCTCTTCAAGCGCCATCTGCTGACTACTTAGCATGGTACCAGACCATGCCGCGAGCCAGTGTTTGACAGCACTCTCAGAAAGGAGAACATCCCCAGAGAGCTTTTGGATCGCCGCAGATGGACCGCGGCGGACCCCCCTACTCGCACCATTTGTGTGAATTCCCTGCTGAATCACTGCAGGATACACAACTGGCCCGAGCACACGAGCAACGAACTGACGTACGGTAGCCTTAAAACTACCCCACGTGCACCAACCGAAGTCGATGCTATCGTCTGCGAGCTGCAGACGCATGTTCGTCGTCTGGTTGAGTTGCTCTTGACCCAGCCACTTTGAAATGGCTGCGGATCGCCTGTCTGACGCCGAGGTAGTGGTGGGGTCTACGTACTTGGAGAATATTTCGTCTCTTAGGTACGCGGCCTTGAAACCATTTTCCTCGACTAGGCCTTCAATCGCCGCGCGGACGTCTGCGCGGAACTGAGGACCTAACCAGTCCGGGAGTCGAATGCTTACGTCTTGACGACGTCGAATATTCGATGGCATTGTTAACCTCATGAATTGATGGTTGGCATTCCGGCTTCTGTAGCAGCCACCCTGTTAGGGGCAGCTGGGTTATCTACAGAAACGCGTCGGGTACGTGGCTAATCGCCAAAGACGTACGAGAGTTCCCCCTCGAGGGGAACCGCGGCGCGAAAGACGGGGGTGACCCCGGTATCAGACTGGCAGCCAGAAGCCGCCAGGATCATGCACCCAAGAAGAAAGGAGCGCATCACCAGATACCTTCGAGACCGGTGAGGGTTCCGTCGACAACGGTTTGGGCTGCCGCCAAAGAATTGGCGAACATTCCAACCGCGTTCTTGCGTTCTTGCAAGGTCGACGTATCATCGAAGCGAAAGTTCGCATCGATGAAACTCATCCGGGGGACCGTCGGGACCGAAACACCGTTCACGGTCTCCATGACCAGGACGGGGACAGCGAGAGTGACCCGGACATAGTACCGGTTACCACTTTTCCGCTGACGGATCGTGAGAGACTTCTCACCGATCGGGACCGCACCAGACTCGACAAAGGTAGCCGAGCCAGGGACGATCTGCCGGGGCGCGTAAACATGCGCCACCGGCGAAGTTTCACGGTCATTGACCGTGATGGAGGCAGCTTGTGCCATAGGTTAACTCCAAAGGTGTGGGTCTTGTAAACCCTGTTATGTGCAAAAGCACGGTTGCAACGTTCCGGTTATCGGAACGGTTGAAGGCTAAGCGCGATTATCGTCGCAGCCTTCGTGATATCACCCAAGTCCATGCTAAAGTACGGAATTGGAGGATATAAGGTTGTATTCATCGGCAAGCGAGACATCGCATTGCTGACCAACCTGCACGCAGTCCAACAGTGCATCCCCTCTATGATGGGAAATGTGAAGGCCGGCGTATGCCGGAGTTGGATGGCAAAGTTGTTGCGCATCCACTGCGTTTCGTACCCCCACGTGATATGCCAGCCTTGCGGGCGAATATAGAAACCCGCAAGATGGTTAACGTGGAGGAACCAGTCTACCACAAACGAAAGGGGGACAAGCTCCCAAGCGAGTGAAACAGGGTCAGTTAGACCCCAATTCCAAACCTCGAAGAGCCCTGGGTTGTCGATCGATATAGTTGCACCGATCTTGACCCCGCGCTCCGCAGTTCCCTTATACGTGCGACTGCTCACCGCTGAGGTGGGCAGCCCGTAGTTCGGGTCCGCAATGTTGGTCTCCAATGTAAACAGAGGAGCCTTCATCGTTTCGGCCATGTCGGCCAGAAGCGCATATATGTCCAGGATGAAAGGACGCACCCCGTACATAAACCCCAAGTACGCATCAGCCAAAGCGAAGGCTGAATTGCGAGTCATCCTCTGACGATTCCGAGCCTCCCGGGCGATTTGATCCCGGTAGGAGAGTGTCAGAAAATTATCGCTGCGCCCAGCTGCTACACGATTTGCGAGCCAAAGACGGGTTGCCGTATCAAGGGCACCCCAAGGCTTTCGCAGCGCGTTTAGCAGATTCATGGCTCCTTGTGCCAGTTGTCTAAGCGTCCTGGCGCTCTCTCGAAGCTCGAACATAAACTGCCCCGCATTAAAGTCGTGAGACCTTATCTGCGCAGCAGCTGCTGCCCGAGCCCGAGAGATGCCTTCGGCACTTACTGCGGGTCTCAGCGTTGAAGCGTTGACACCGTAGAGGGACTGGCCGTTGTCGCCACCGCCATCGGCTTCATACGAATAGCGTCGCGTTAACCCCGTGTGGGGCCAAAGCGACTCTACGTAATAACCTTCGGCTGGCTGGGTTGACGTTAGAGCGAAGAACGCATCATAGGACGTCGGCACGTAATACTCGCCCATGTAGGGTGTTGTACTTGTGCTATCCGAACGTTGCGTTCGAACAGACTGCCGCGACTGCGTAGTCGTACTGGTTGACCCAGTTTGACTGTTCGTCTTTTTTATGGTCTGTGTGACCGTGAAATTACGAACGTTACGCATTCGTCCTCGCCCATTGTGATGAGAGAACTGCCCCGC